AGTCAAGCCAAGTCTGTGTTAGATCAAATAGTTAAAGCAGCACCTGATCTAATAGTATCAAGTAACAGAATGGAAGCGGTAGTAACGCTAATAAACGGTTCTAGTATAAAGTTTCTTAGTAGTGACTCGGCAGATAATATTAGAGGTTTTAGGTTTACACATCTTATACTAGATGAAGCAGCGTATATTAAAGAGAGTGTTATTAGTACTATACTATTACCTACTCTTAACCCAAATGGAATTAAATGCCTACTAGTAAGTACACCAGCCGGTAAGAATCATTTCTTTAGTTGGTATATGAAAGAAGATGTTATAAGCCATAGAATTACATTAGAGGAATGTCCATACATTAGTAAAACGTTATTAGATGAAGCTAAAAGCTCATTACCGGCAGATATATATGCTCAAGAGTATCTTGCTTCTTTTGTAGATAGTGCTAATGATGTATTTAAATCAATAGAGAAAGTAGCCTTTGTAGGAGAGTATAGAAGAGGTGGAGATGTATACGTAGGAATAGATACCGGACTATCGGATGATGCTTCGGTTATGACTCTTATCTCTCCCATAGGTAGAGTAATGAACGTAGTGAGTATATCACAAACAGATATCAATACGGCAGCGACGTTATTCTTAAAGGAGTTACAATCATACAATGTAGTTGGCGGCTATATAGAAACGAACGGAATAGGAAGAGCCATGTATGACTTAGTTCAACCTAAGCATAGACGTATACAAAGATTTGATACTAACCAAAATAACAAAACAGAGTTAGTAAGAAAACTAATAGCCGATATAGAGACAATGACTATAGAGTTACCATCAGCTGATTTATGTCCTCAGCTACATAGTGAATTTGCTACATATACTTATAAACTTAGTCCTACTGGTAAGTTATCATTTGGTCATAGTAGCGGTGCTCATGATGATTATATCGATAGTCTTATGCTTGCCAATTATAGTAGAGTTAAATTTATGGAAAGACGTCCTATTAGAGTAAGCGGAATAAAGAATGTAAAGCCTTCATTTGGACGACCATTATAACATAACTACTTTAGAAATTAAAATCCTATTTATTAAAAGATGAAAGAGACTGTAAGATTAAAACTAGAAGTACCTGAATTCTTAACAATACAAAAGTATTGTGATATGAACGCTTATAAAGGCCAAAGTAAATTTGGTAAATTAGTTCATGCTGTATCCGTACTAACCGGAGAGAGTTTAGCATCTGTAAGACAATGGGATGTAGAAAGCTTAACTAGAGTAAGCAATATATACGCTAATGTAGCCGATCATAAAGAACTATTTCATCCTATAATAGAATGGAAAGGACAATTATACGGTTACTCCAGTATAAAGAAATGTTCGTTAGGTGAGTATATTGACTTAGAGAACTATTCAGCAGATATGGAGAACTCTATGCATAAGGTAGCTGCTATACTATACAGACCTATAAAGAAGCATAGATTCGAAAGTATTATGTTTGGATTAAAACAAGGCATACGTACTGCTATAAATAAAGTAGATAATGTATTTGATTGGTACGACGTAGAGAAGTACGATAGTGATAAACGTCGAAGGACAGAAGAAGAGTATAGAGACTTTCCTGTGCATTTATTCTTAGGAGGGTTAGGTTTTTTTTTGAGCAGCGCAAACCTATATTTGAATCGTATAGCATATTTGAAAAAGCAGATAACGAAGATGGAGATGGAGGAGATGAACTCGAGGATCCTAGAAAATCCTTTGGTGAACACTGGGGATGGTTCGGTACAATTTACCAACTCTCTAAAACCAATATACTATCAATCACAGGAGACAAGTCAATAACAGATTTGAATCTCTTATTTAGTTTAACATTTTTAGAAATAGAAAAAGACTATAATGAAGAAATCGAAAACGCGAGGAAAAAAAGCCTCCAACAGCAAAGACTTAGATATTAAAGTTGAAAAGAAGTACCCTATGATTAACCGTAAAGAGGTACAAGCAGAAATAGATAAAGATAAAAACATAAGAAGACTACTAGATGTAGGAGCTTATAATCTAAACCAGATAGCAGGTATGTTAATGCTACCTCTAGAAAGAGTTAAAAAAGTAAAGAATGAGCGTTAATAGAATTACACGTAATGTACGTTACGAAGAAATAGTAAACCTAGTACAGTCAAGATGTGATGCACATTTAGCTATAGCATCTTTTGAAACAGGCACTATAGACTTCTTAGATGCATCAGCTGTAAATAGAAAATACCCTTATATATTTCTTAGACCAATGAATTCGTTTTATGTAGATAGAACTAGAACATTATCTTTTGAAATGTATAGCTTAGATCAACCTAAGAATCAATCACAAAGTCATTTAGAGTTAATGTCTGATACTGAAGGATACATATATGATATTATGGCTTACTTTAACTACGGACCTACTGACATACAACAGAACTACGAAATGTTACTTAACGATTGTTCTCCTGTTAACGAAGGATTTCAAAATAGAGTATTCGGATGGGTTGCTAATATAGACATAGTAACACCATTTAATCTTAACTACTGCGTATTTCCAGAATATCCATAATATGTTAAAAGACACGTTAAAGCAATTAGCCAGACTAATATCTAGGAAAAAGAAAGAGATGGTTGGATCTCTCTTTTCTAAAGGTACCGGTAGACTAAAACGTTCTATAAAAGAAAAGCTAGTAGGAGATGATAGTAAAGGCTTTGAGATAAGGTCTCAAATGGTAGATTATGGTTACTACCAAGATAGTGGTGTTAAAGGAGTAAGTGAAGGTAAGTGGAAGAATAGAGTAAGAGCTAATAACAACTCTCTATATGCACCAGGACAATTTAAAGCACAAAGCAAAGTAGTAGGAGGTAATTTACCTTTTGCTGCTAGATACGTAATAAGAAGAATAGGACTAAAACCTAAACCGTTTGTAAAACCATCTGTATTAGATGTAATGAATAGAGAAGGATTTGATATGATTGCAGATGCAACAGCAGAAGATGTAGCATTAGAGTTTACTAATACATTTAAAAACGCTAAGATACAAGGATAATGGCAATAACAATTTTAAAATATCCGACAGACAATAATGGATTATCTCCTCAAGTATCTAAAGCTCCTTTAATATTTACTATTAGTTCATCTAATGTACCTCAATTTCAGTTTAGATATATTGCTGATTTATACGAGAGTGGTAGTACTACAAGACTAGCAAGATTTAAGTATCCTCAGAATAGTTCAGGTACTGCTAATATAGACTTATCAAGACCCATAAATGATTATATGGAGACTGATTACAATTGGGCTATTAGTGGTAGTCATATATATAGTAGTTCTTTAACTGCTAAAAGATTTCAAATAGAGTTTGGAGAAGAGTATGGAACAAGTTACGATAGTGCTGTAACAGTATTTGCAAATCAAGCAGAGTGTCAACAATCTATGTTAAAAGGAAATATACAATATCCTTCGCCTTCTAACTTTGACGGTAATACAGGTCAAATAACATTAGCTACAAGCTCTTTACAGTTTAATTACTTACCTTATGCATGGAATCCTTCACAATCTGATAATGTAGATATAGTAGCATATTCTGACGGTACTTTAACTAATAATCCTAATATGTTAAATAGTCCTGCTACTTCTAAGTACTATATAGAGCAAGATGTATTTTCAGGAGCTTTAAGAACTAACACTCTTGAAACGATATATGATACAAGTAGTATAGGATGGTATGTAGCGCAACCAATAGGTCATACAGATTTAGGTACAGAGACTTATTATTCAGAATACCTTTCTGCCGGTAGTTATAATTTTACAAGAAATATTGTAATATATGACGATAATAATAATGTAATAGCAAGCGCTAGCACTACAACTATTAACTTAGATAAACAAGCTTTATTATCTTTTCCAGTAGGTATGGAACAAATGGGTGGTATAGTAGACACCTCATCTGGTAATCCTATATCTAGTAGTGTATCAAGTTCAGCACAGTGGAGTTGGTATCAAAGTAGCGTAAGAAAAGTTGGACAGTATAATGCTGGTTTTAATCATTACTATTACAACGAAGATAAAGGACCGGAAACTATGTTTGCTAAAGATACAAGATTTATTAGTTCTTCTATTAGACCAGGACTATGGCAATCAGGTAAATTTTATCCAACTTACTGTAATGGTGAAAAGACTAGATTTGCATTTACTAATTCTTTTGGTTGTTGGGATTACTATAACGTATATATGCCTACTCGTAGAGTAACTAACATAGATAGGAAAATATACGAACAAGAAAGCATAAACCTAAATGACCGTATTTATCAATATAACGTCTCTAATAGAGGTGAATTGCAATACTATACAGAATATACAGATCAATTTGAAATAACGACAGATATAATTGACTCACAGGAGTCACAATGGTTAAAAGAGATGTTCGAGTCAAGTGAAGTGTATATACAAAGTGGTAGTGATTTTATACCAATTAACATACTAAATAATACAGAGACTGTTATAAACGATACAGCAAGAAATAAAAATTACCAATATACTATAAGATACCAATTTAGTAATTTAAGAGAACCAAGATAATGGCATATACTATAACACAGAAACCAACTACTCCTAATGCTGCATATACAAGACTTATGTATGTTGTATCAGGTAGTACCAATACTGCAAAACCTCAATTTCAGTATGTTATGGATGTATATGAATCTGGAAGTACTGACCTTATAAAGAGAAACTTTAGTCCAGTCAATCCAGCCGGTGTATCTGTATTTGATCCTTCTAGAATTATACAAGGACGATTAAAAGAAGAATTTAGTTGGGATATTTCATATCCGCAACCTTATCTTTCTAGTAGTAAAACGTTTACATTAAAGTTTGGAGAAACCTACGCTACGTCAATCTCATCTAGTGCAGCAATAATAGATGACGTGCAACAGACTAATACAGAAGTATTTAGAGGAGTAGTTGAACCTAATGCAGGAGCATTTGATTGGGATAGTAGTAGTTATGCTGTATTAAGCAATATGCCTGCTACAATGTCTATGCAAGAGAATGAATATTTAACTATAGGAGTGTATAATAACTCAGTTAACTCTATAAGCAGTAGTTTATATAGCGGCAGTACTAAGATTAATGAGATTAATTATAATATATCCGATAAATTTACTACCGTTCCTTTAAACCTTTTGCTTTCTGGTTCTTGGAACTATGCAGAAGTAAATGTAAGTAGTTCAATAGGTACACAAAGTTATAGATATGAAGCTAAAAAAGATGATTGTAGAGAAAAAGTTAGGTTTGCCTTTATTAATAAATTAGGTTCGTGGGATTATTTTACTAATTTTAACCCGGTCCGCGAAGTTATTGAAGTTGAACGAGAGCAATATACTGCTGCTAGGGTGGATTATTCTAGTCTTACTTCTACTTATGATATAAGCCGAAGAGGAGTTAAAGATTATCACAATAGTACAGATAATATATTTACTGTAGATACTGATTACTTGGATAAAGAAAATGCTAATTGGTTAGAAGAATTAATAGAATCTCCTTCTGTTTATATTCAAAGAAATCCTGGGGATATGATTCCTATAATCATTACAGATAGCTCTTATACTGCAAATACTAATCAAGCAAGACAGAAAGTATTTAAGTACACTATAAACTTTAAACCAGCAAATCAACCATTTGGTAATTGGATACCAGAGTATGAAAGCATAGTAAATGAAGCAGTTTATGATTTTAAGGTAAGGGGAGTAAGCCCTATATACTGGTGGGACTTTACTGAAAGTTATACTGGTAACTTAAGGTTTTCAAGTGGTAACGAAATATCTGAAATACAAAGTAAAGGTCAGTCACAAGAAATACTACGTACCATTACTGCACAAGGTCAAAATAAACCAACATTTGACTCTATTAATAGGTTAAGTTTTTTTAGTGAAAGTCTAATGAGAATGAATGCGTTTGATACCGGTAGTTATTTTGCTAATGATTTTAGTAATCCCGGCTTTCCAGCATCTAAAGACTTTACTCTAGTATCTTTTATACAACCAAATTTTGTAAATGCAACATCAGCATCTGCAGTAGTAAGTTTTTCAGATTCTAACACAGCTGCTGGTACATCTCAAGAAAACTATGTAATATTAACAAATAGTGGTTCTACTTCTATACAAGATGAGAGTGCCTATTACGGCGGTAGAACAGATGCTATTTTAAATATGAAAGCTATTGGATTTAATTCAGGACAGTATTATTCATATAGCGGTTCAAGTGATACAAGTCCTTGGCATTCTCAATTCTTTTTAGCTGAAAAAACAAGTGGTAGTGCGTTAATTGATTTTACTCAAACAAGGGATACTACTCAAAGCTTTTCTGGTCAATACTCTAACGGTACCTTGTCTAATAGTACTTACTTTACCTTAGGACAACCTGCTAATGGTGATGGAGAAGGAATATTAGGCTTTGCTCATGTTTTGCTATACGATTTTATATTAAGTGATGCAGAAATGCAAGAAGTAATAGAAACATTTAAAAACTCACTACCTTACGGTTGGGAAGTTAATCCTACAGTATAATGATAAACGATTTAATTTTAAGAGTAACATATGACGGAGTCGTAACTGACTTAGACGTAGATGGTGCTGTACCTTTAAGACTAGATATATCACAAGTTGATAATCAAGAGATAGGAGAAGTATTTGGAGTAAGTTCTCAAAACTTTAACCTACCGGGTACTAGTAATAACAATAAATTTTTTAATCATGGCTACTTAGAGTCTGCCATAGATGTACCGGGTTTATATGATACTATAGACTGTAGTGTATTACGTAACGGAGAGACGCTCTTACAAGGTAATTTACAGCTAAATGAAGTAGTTACAAGTGATAGTGGATTTATAACTTACGATGTTACGGTTAGTAACAAAGTAGTAGAGTTTAACGAAGCATTAAAAGATAAGTTTTTCTTTGAAGCTAACTTTGAAGATTTAAATCATACATTAAATACAGATAACGTATTAGCAAGTTGGTTACCAAGAGCTTCAGCAACCTTTAAAGACGGAGCTATATTTTATCCTTTAGCAGATTATGGCTTTGACAATAGATTAGCTTTTCCTACTATACCAAGATTATCTGCCGATGGTAGTAACTTCGACGGTAGTAGGGTATCAGGTAGTAGTGCTAACTCTGAAACACCTTTAACATTAGCTCAATTTTTACCTGCAATAGGAGTAAGAGAAGTATTCGATAAAATATTCGATCAAGCAGGATATGCTTATACAAGTAGTCTTATATCATCAAGTGAATTCGATGATTTATTTGTATTATTTAAAAACCAAGATCAATTAGGAGTCATAGCAGCAGGAGTAGACGAAGGTAATTTATTTACCGGTAAAGTAGCTCCTATGTTTATTATACCTTCTCAAGCAGGAGGTTATTATAGTTCAACTGGTTTCTTACTTAATGTAAGTGGTTCAGTAACTGACCCTGGTAGCAATTATAATACTGCAACAGGTATATATACAGCACCTAAAGATGGTAATTATAGTTTAAGTGCTAGTGTAGATTATACTAATGGTAATAATAATCCTGTAGCAAACACTGGTTATTTCTTAGAGTTAGATATAAATGGTTCAAGAACAGTTATAGCAGAAGAAAGACAAACTAGTGCAACTAACGGTGATACGTTTACTTTAAACGGTGAATCTACAGTACTACTAAATCAAGGAGATGAAATAAGTTATTACTTTGTATTATCAAATCAAGGTAACCCAGATGCTACAGATCCTATAGATATATTTGTTAGCAGTGGCTGGGATGTTACTGCCGCACCTTTATCTTATGCCGATTTACCGGTTAGTATGTCTTTGCAAATAGACGAAGATGTAAAAACTATAGATTTATTTAAGGGGTTACTAACACATTTTAATTTAGTAGCTTATGCCGAACAAGAGCAATCTAAGGTAATAGCGTTAGAGACGTTCGATACATGGATGAGAAGCGGTGAAGTAAAAGATTGGACTGAGAAATATAATAGTGCTAAAAGAATATCAATAAAGAATCCTGTATCGGAAGAACCAAGAGAGTTAAGATTTGGTAACGTAGAAGATGAAGATAGAATCTCTAGATTAGCAAAAGATCAAACTCCTAACTTTCAATACGGTACTTTAAGAACTTTATCTAATAGTAATTTAACGTCAGGAGAAAAGAAAGTAGAAAGTTCTTTCTCACCAACACCTTTAGCACCTGTTGTAACTTCTGTTACAGGATCAGATGGTGCAGTAACGTTAGCATTTAACAATGAAGATGCTAGTAGATTTATAGTACCTCATTTTTATAAGTTTAAAAATAATGCTCAAGAGTCATTTAAGTTTAAACCAAAGATAGGGTATAGAACTTACTATACGACAGGCGATAATAGACAGAGTGATTTATATGCACCTTCAGAACAATTTGTTTTGTCTGGTAGTAATAATTCTACTGCTTCTTTTATAGATTATAGTACGTTATCTAACTATAGAAACTACCCTGTAACTTCTTCTACTGAAGATTTACTTTTTAATTCTGCCTATAACAAGTTAAGTACTAATACATCTTTATATCCATCTAGTGGTTCAAGTAACTTTAATAACTATTGGAAAAACTATATAGATAGTATTTACTGGGAAGACGGTAGAAAAGTAACTATGGATTTATTCTTTAACGAGTATGAATACCAAGACATAAAATTAAACGATCAAATTATTATAGGAGATAATAGATATCGTATAAACAAAATAAAAGGGTTTAACTTAACCCGTAGAGATATAGTAACAGTCGAATTACTTAAATTATATCCAGTATATAGTCCTGTAATAGCTTCTGGTGAAGGTACAGTATGTCCTACAGTAGAAACTTATCCTGCTAAAAACATACAATCTTCTTCTATGACTTTATCTGGTAGCTTATTAACAGTAGGTTCAGGAGTATTAGAAAAAGGATTTGTAGTTAGTA